TGTAACAACAACTATTCCATTCTTCAATAATTGATTTTCTAAACTTGTGCTTTGTTACCTTACGCGATACCAGCTCCTGATTCTCTTCGTTGATGTGGTGGCTCATAAGGCTCCGGCATTTCGAATGGAAGTATTTCGTAATCTAATAAATGAGCGTTTGATTGCGCGATTTCCTCTATCCTAGCGGCGATACCGATTGCTACATCATCTGATGAGTACTCGCTATCCACTACCATCATGGCGCTTATCTCTACTAGGTAGCGGTTCATGTTGCAGGCTCACAGGTAATTTCGACGCCGTTGGAATCGCGTGGTCTTAGTCTAAGCCATAAACCTCCTAAACTTTTCGGGAGCACTATTTTCTCGACGGCGAATCCCGTCCCGTTTTTAAACTCTTCCTTGTAAGTACCCGTTTGCAATGCCCAGCGATTCTGGATTGTCTGAGTTCCATTAGCTGAAATATTATATGCAGGATGGCTAATAATTGAACGCTCATGATTATGCCCATTAACGACAATTTGAGCCTGCGGGAAAATATTAAAATACTTTTGACCGGTTGATTTAGACGCACCTGACCATGCACCATGGTGAAATGCCAGTGTAGCCCTACGTGTTTTGCCAGTTGTACCATCTGGATTACGTTGAATGAATGTAAACCAGATAAAACCTTGATATGCCATATGCTGCACTTTAGATCCTTGTTCACGCATTAACCTAGTAACATTTTCTAGCGGGTCAATTTCATTGTGAGTTAATATTGATGTTTCATGGTTGCCGTCGCTCATCATTACAATTGTGTCTTTCCAATTGCTAAACCAGTTAGCGGTTTCGTTAAACACTAAATCAAAATAGTTATCGCCTATGTGTTCTGGGCGTATTGAACCTTTGCTACCGCGCTTATCGCTTTTGCTTTGCATCAAGCACATTACATCACCAAAGAATAAAGCAGGTGCTTTCTTCGCAGCAGCTTCATCCAGGTGTTTTGCTAATAACTTGCGGTTGCATTTAGGATTGTCAAGATGTATATCAGATGCCAAAAAGAAATCAAATGCTTTAGTCGTGCTGGTGTATGGGATGCGTATTTCAAGCACCGCTGCGGAGTGGCGCTTGAGCTCAATCATGGCTTCACCAACAGGGCCCACCCAGTACTAGCGCCATCTGGCATCCAACGGCGATTGAAGCGTTCTCGGCTGTATTTAATACCAGCGCCACCGGTATTTTTGACATAGCCACCATTAACGAGATCAGCCTCACCATTTGGATCGTTCAGTATCCAATGTTCAGCAGTAAACCCAATGACGACGCTCCAATGGCCGCCGCCACTTGGTGACTGCGCAGGCCCTTTGTGCAGCCAACCCACGGCCACGGGCCTCCCAGCACGTAACTCAAGCTCCAGCAAACCTGGGGCGCAGTTGGTCGCAAATCTGGCTTGTAAACCTAAGGAGCGCAGTGCTGCAAGTTGCGCTTGTGAATCGGTCGTATCGCCAAACTTGGCCCGAATCAAATTATATTCATCATCGCTCTTCACTTTGCCGTAAAATTTAGCAATCATCGCGCAACTACTGGAGAAGCATTCGCGGTAACCGGTGCCGCTTTTGTTATCATTTTGCGCCTCATATGGCACCTTCAGTAACACTGAGCTGGCTTTAGTTGGTATGCCCCAGAGTTTTGCCTCGGCTTCACGTCTACGGCGGAGGCCGGGTTCTGCTGGTGTACCAGCATTTACGTATAGCATCAATGCCGCTGGCACTGCATCATAATCTGACTCGCGGAGGCATTTACTAATCGTGACGAAATCTGCACTACCGCAAAAATGCCAACCTACGTTATAGGCAAACGAGATCAACGCATTTTGACGGTTTGCCGTTAATGTTTTCCAGCCTGGGATTGTTTTTGCTAATGCTGGTACAACCTGAGTTTCTAGCATGTTATCCAGCAATCCATCAGCAGCGTCGCGTGTGATGGTATCGCCGATTTTTACTGCTGCGCCATCAGGCCATCTAGTGGTGCCCCAGCCGATGGTTGGCACACCGGCAGGACAAATGTATGTTACATCACTGAAACCTTCAAACTCGCGTATAAGTTTCGCCGCAGGCTCCCATGCCAATGTGGGTTTTGGCGCTGGGTCAGCCCTGAATTTGCTTAGAAATTCCTGCTGCTCATCTGGCGCTAGTAGCTCCCATGCCCAGTTCCATGCTGCTTGCTGGTGCGGGAGCGGCGGCTTACTTGTAGCTTTTGCCGCTGCCAGAAAATTACTCACTTTTTAACCAGTGGTGTGATGATGCCAGCCAGGATTTCAATAGCGCGGTAGATCTTCACAAACAGCGCGGTGTAACGGCCTAGCCTGTCGTTGTCTTTTGGCGTTGGTGTCAGATTTACTACTGCCACGGCTGTAGCGTGTACGCCGATTGCGGCGGCTGTATATGAAGCGATGCTTTCCGGAGTGATAATCATGGCAGTAGTTAACGCACCTCTAGTTTACTGACGCGGTTTTCGACTTGATTAAGGCGCTGGAACATCTCGCGGTTGCTCTCTTTTATATCAATATGCAAAGTCTCAAGCGATGCACCAATATGCTCTACGGCGCTGGTGAGGCGCACGATAGCGGCAGATGCCTCCTCATTCCTACGGCTGTAGCCAAATATCCCCATCGCCGCCACTGAGATGGATGCACCTGCAATTGCTGCTACTAGCTCGATCATGGGCAGTAGGGGCAATGGGTCTCAACTATGCGCTTAGTCTAACGGCTGCTCAGGCCAAACCACATTCCAGGGGAATCCTTCTTGCGCTGTTACATCACGCAACGCCTGGCGATACGTTGCCCATGTAGCCCGTAGTACTGGCGCATCAGGTAGTTGGGTCCAGTCGCAATCAGCTAGGCGCTTGTTGCGATCAGTACGCACTGACTTGCCTTGCTCTGCATCTTTACCAAAACAATACGCTTCATACTGTTCTGCGGCAGTATGCACCACGCCGTCTGGATCGGTGTAGTCGGTGAATACTGGCCCAGCGATGTAATGTGTGAACCACTGGCCGTTGATCTCAACCACGCCGTCGCGTTGGCTGTATTGATACGGCGGGATGGTGGTAGCTTGCGGCCCTTCCAGCACTGGGTCATAACCAAAACTGTCGATGATTTCGGCAGTAAGTTGTTGCGGGAATGAGGTGTTGCGGTTATCGGCGCGGAACTGCTGTTCGTTAACGACAGCTCCTGTGGTGCGGTTGCGAAGTTCCATGATGGTTAGGCGATGGCGAGAAAAATAAAGCTACCGCCATTTGCGTTAATGGCGGCAGGAGCGGTGGAGCTAATTTCAAAGCCAGAACTTAACGGGTCAATGTAATCGGTGCCGGTTACTTCTGCGGCGGTGGAATTAATTAAAAAATATGGGTCGTTACCGCTGATAATACCGCGAGCGGTGTCCCACACATACCAGCTTCCTGTGCTGTCTGTGCGTTTAATAAGTACAAACCTAGCCCCACCTGTGAAGCCGCAGTCAATAGTTTGGGTCGTGCCGTTACCGGTGTAACTGCCGACTTTGCTGACGCCTGCAAGGGTGGCGAAGAGGTAGGCGATGTAGGTTTCAGACGCATTGTTTGTTACTACATCGGTATTAACAGCAAAAACACTGGAAGTTACACCTGTATACCAAATGCCACTACCTGAAAGAGTTTGTACGTCTCGCTGTAACTCTAAGTATTGGTTGACAGTGTGTACTAACGGTATATACGTAAACCATCCGCGATTGAAGACGCCGCTGCTTCGGCTTTTGACAATTAATAGTTCCGGTGTCACGCCAAGGTTATGCGCGATAGTCCTGGCACTTCCCGTCCCCGTATAAGCCACCACGTCGAAGAAGCCGGGGGCGCGGCGGAAGTAGTAACTTAAAGAGTCAGTACCACCACCCCAGGTATAGTTAACTCCATTGTTTGTGTCCCATTTGTAGTTGCTGCCAGTAATTTCTGCGTCAGTACTGCTAGTCACAAGATAGGGCGTATTACCCTGCAAACGTGAGCGAATTTCTGTGTAAGCCGGACTTCCGGTCCTATAAAAGCTCCACAGGTTATCGGTAACAAAACCGGGCGTGTTATTCCCGGTACTTCCTAGGTTTGCACTAAACACCGCCGTCCCCACGGTGGGGGTTTTCATCGGCCCGCGACGGATCGCGATGTAGATGTAGGTAGTTGATGGGTCTAATTGCCCATTGACTGCCGCAAAACCAGTTGAGTTTGGTGCTAAGTATGCCGTTGCGCCAGTTGCTTCTGCGTTTGAAACGTTTGGAAACAAGATGGCTCGTGACGTTAAATTAAACGCCCTCATGTTATCTTCAATGTACCAATTTTGTGCAGATGATGATGCCTTGACCATCAACCACTGCGGCTCGTACCCAAGGTTTACAGTCGCGTTACCGCTCCCATCAGTAGTAAAACTCCCACAACTCACCGCATTATCCGTGCCAGCAGTACCAAACCCGCCTGCATCGTGCGCGAATAGGTAGGCGATGTATGCGCTATCATTTGCGTTAACGCTTGCGTTAGTACCTAAGCTAAATACTGAAGATGTTGGGGTTGTGCTGTTCCACCAACCCGTTGCACCTGTCTGTTTTTGTGCTGTGGTATTGATAACCATGTATTCTGTGTTTGCAAGGCTGCGGTGATAAACAGCCCATTCCTGTGTTGTATTTACGCGCTTGATGATAATACATCCGGGAACTGAACCGAGATTGTGGGCGATAGTGCGGTTGCCACCCGTCCCCGTATAAGTAACAATATCAAAGAACTTCGGCTGATTGCGGAAGGTCCAGGAGACCGTTGGTTTATCTACTTCGTTTGAGCCTTGATAATTTGTCCCAAGAGTAAATCCCGATCCAGTGAAAACAGTAAGACCTTCACCTCCCGCTGTTGTTTCTTGGGGGGCGGTTAAATTAGTCTGTATTGTTCTTCTGGCTGTCCTAACTGTATCGTATAGTTGGTGATCGGTTTGCCCATCTCGCTTTTTAATCCACACCAACCCACCTTTACCCGCTAGATCAATCCCATTGGTGATCGTCTGCGTTGCCCCGGTGCCGGTATAAAGGAAAGTGCTGAATACATCTTCAACGTAAACCGCAGGAGGCGCTGAAACTGATGCGCTTAAAATTGCTTTAGCTGACATTACGCATCACCTACGCGAGCGCCATAAACTTGCGTGCTGACTTTCCATAACACAATAACGGTATAGCCGGAAGTGTTAAGTGTCGGTGCCGCGCCTGCATTAGTCTTCCACACTACTCCGCCACTACCCCAGGTTGCATCAGTCCACGTGAGTGTATAAGCAGTGCCATCATCAACCATTAGTGTGACGCTTTCACCAGCAACCATGTTGGTGCATTTTGGTGTGCGGCTAGCACCAAGCGTTATTAATTGAACACTGCCATTACCGGGATCAACTTCAAATGCAGCGCCATCAGTAATAGTAAATACATCCTCCAGGATTGTGCCAATGATGGCTGGGTCAGTAAGTGTTTTATTGGTAAGGGTCTGGGTGCCGGTAAGTGTAACATCGCCGCTTGCTGCTGATGCCCAGCTTAAAGTGCCGCTGCCGTTAGTGCTTAATACCTGTGCAGCAGTGCCATCGGTGGCCGGTAAGGTCCATAGCACATCTGCTGCAATCGTTGCCGGGGCCTGGAAGCCAACGTAGTTAGTGCCGTTTGCAGTTGCTTCGCGGAATCGGGCGTCAACTTGATTATCTAAAATTACATTGCCGGTTAACGTGCCGCCTGCTTTCGGTAATGCAGCATCAGCTAAGTCGTATGCTGCCTTAACTGCTGTTGGTGTAGCAGCTAATACGCTGCTAGTAGTACTGGTGCTATCGCTGAGCTGCACCGCGCCAACCACGCCAGTAGTAGCGGCAACAATTTTGCTGCCTGAAATTGCAGCAGATGCGTTTATATCGGCATTGACGATTACGCCGCTAGCAATAGCAGTAACGCCTAAGTTGCTAATTGTTACATCACCTGTTACTGCCGTGCTAGTCGCAACGTTTGCGCTGGAGCCTACAAGAATATTGCCGCTGGTTAATGTGGCAAGCTTGCTGTAAGCAATAGCAGCACTTGCGTTTACATCTGCATCGACAATGGTGCCATCTAGCAACATCGTGCTAGTAACAGTCCCGGTGTCTCCCGTAGTTATTACAGTTCCAGAAATATTGGGCAGTGTGATTGTCCGATCTGCGGTTGGGTCTACTACCGCAAGAGTAGTTTCAAATGTGTTTGCGGTGGAGCCTTCAAAACTTAAACTGCCCGCAGTGCCAATCTCTAAGTTGCCCGTTACCGTACCACCAGCAAGCGGTAGTTTTTCTGTATCTAATTCTTCAATTGCAGCTTGTACATTGCTAGAAGCAAGGCTACCAAAAGGCGTAAATGATACTTGGTTTGCAGTTACAGTTGTAAATGTTTGCGAGATATCAATTTCTACCCATGATGTGCCATTAGATAAGATAATATCCGGCGGGTTCAATGCCGCATGGGGCGCATTGCCGGTAGTAACTGTACCGCCTGTAGCTACTACCACATAATATCTAGAATTACCAACAGATGCCGATGGCAGCGCGGCGCCAATAGTAAGGCCAATAGCAGCCCCTTCTGCAGTTACGGATGTAATAAGGCCCGTGCCACTACCTGTGGAAGCATTAAACGTTCCGGCAAATACAATCGCACCAACCGAGATACCAATTGGCTGGAATACGTTCCCGTCCCAAAGTGCAAGATCTTTGCTTAGCGGGTTGAAAAAGAATTGCCCAATACAGTCAGCGGTTGGCGTAGTATCTCCAATTTTGCTGATAGCGTAATTAGCTAACTTGGCGCCCGTAACTGTATTAGCTGCAATGCGAGCAATATCTAAACTGCCGCTTGTAATCTGTGTCGCAGCAAGGTTTGGGATATCAGCAGCAACTAACGCGCTGCCACCAGTTGCAATACCTTTTGAGTTGTATGTTGCTTTTGTATAAGTGCCAGCAGTAAGGCCGCCTTGTGTTGCTAATGATATCGTGCCAGTGCTAATACCAAAATCACTACCTGCAATAACACCGCCTAATACTGCATTAGTAGCAGCGCTAACATTCAAAATGCCGCTGCCATCTACCGTTAAGCCAGTGCCTGGCCTCACACCACCAATAACGCCACTGGTAGCGACAGGTAAATTAGCGCCAGTCAATGCAGTTGTAGCCGTTATATGACCCTGCGCATCAAACGTGATCCCGCTCGTAGTGCCAGCGGTAACGCTATTGCTATGGCTTACTGCGCCACTGCCTGCAAGTGCCAAACCACCTGCTGCTGGTATCGAAACAGCGCCTGCAACTGAAGCAGTTGCAACAGGCAAATTTGTGCAGTTTGTTAAAATTCCAGAGGCAGGAGTTCCTAATGCTGGGCTTACTAAAGTTGGTGAGTTAGCAAATACATTGGCACCAGTACCAGTTTCATCAGTTAATAACGCAGCAAGGTTTGCACTTGATGGTGTTGTTAAAAATGTAGCAGCACCAGTACCAAGCCCCGAAACACCAGTAGAAATTGGCAGCCCAGTGCAACTTGTTAAGGTGCCGCTAGATGGTGTGCCTAGTGCGCCACCGGCAATTAGATTACCTGACGCAGTACCTGTTAATGCAGCAGTAATAGTACCTGCGGTAAAATTACCGCTTGCATCCCTTGCAACAATTGCTGATGCAGTGTTTGCATTTGTGGCAGTAGTGGCACTATTGCTAACCTTCCCAGCCGTTGCAATAGTATCTAGCTTGGTATCAGCAATTGCCGCTGAAGCGTTTATATCTGCATTAACGATTACGCCAGTAGCAATAGCGGTAACACCTGTATTACTTATAGTAATATCACCTGTAACTGGGGTGCTTGTTGCAACCCCAACGCTAGAACCTATGACAATATTGCCACTCGTTAATGAAGCAAGTTTGCTGTACGCAATAGCAGCAGAAGCATCGATGTTTGCATTAACAATACTCAACGCCCCTAGGTTGACCTTTGCTGCCGGTATCGAAGCATCGTCAACTAATGCAGCGCCTTGCTGTACTAAATTTTTAACTGTAATTTTTTTTGTGTCGCTAGCTGCGATACTAAAAATTGGCAACACATCTGCTGCGGCTGGTGCTGTTTCAGCGCTTAGCTGATCGATCCGCTGGTTAGCCATTAAAGCTCCTCTCCGAGTTCTAGAATGTCACCATCAGCGGTGCTTAGAACCAGTCTATCACCCGCAGAGTTGAGCAACAGGTCAGCCCATGTGACAGTTTGCACTCGTAGCTTTATTTCACCAGTAGTAACAAACGTAAATGTACTACCAATTATGTCACCTGCGGCGCAACTAATTGCTGCTTGCGTCATCACGCCATTGATTTCATACCATACCGAATCATTTCCAGCATTAACACCTTGTGCTTGGCCTTCGCCTAAGATGTATAAATTAGCTTTAAAATCACTGCCAAACTGTTGACGCAATAACAGGTTATGCAAATACACTGCAATTTCAGTTTCGCCTGCGACTGCATAATCAAAAATACACTCAATACTACCTGAACCCGTGATCAAAGTGCTGTATTGATTCCTAAATTCGTCACCTAATCCTGTTGTATCAACCGCTTCGCGATCAGTTGATAACTCAAATTTTACAATTTGGCCTAATACCCTTGGTACTGAATTAAGGATTTTACAGCTAACAGCAACAGCAGCGCCAGGGGTAGCTAATGCAACCCTATTGTTTGATGTGCCAGCTACCGCATCAGAATATGTAGGATATAACCGCAAACCACCGAGTTGGTCTACATTAACAAACCAATTGCCTTTTTTGTACGCATAACCTGAAATAAATGAAAGCGTAGATGCACTGCTAAATTCTACAAAATCACCTGTTACAAATGCACCAAAAGTAAAGTCAAAACTAAACATCCCCTTGGCGGTATTAACATCACCCGGCGTCACAGTTCCTGCAATTACGTCCCCGCTATCTCTGGTAAGTTCTATGTTGCCTGCGTTGCCTAAATATACTGTCATTACAAAGTAACGCCTGTTGGTGCACCAGTAAATTGGAACTGGATGCTAGCTTGCATTACTTCGCCTACAGCGCAATTAAGCTCTGCACTTGTAAGGATGCAACTGCCTTGAATAAACTTAGTGTCCCAGCCAAGTTTAATAACTAATATGTCAGATTCGCTGACTGCGGTAGTCTTTACGACACGTTGCAGCAATGGAACCGGCGATGAATCATAATAAAACACAGTGGCACTACCGCTTATGGTTCTAAGCCCTGGCACAAAGCTACGGTCGCTTTCAGTCAATACTGTGGTGTCAAGCGTATCTACCGTGCTTGATACGCTCCAATTGCTGACCTTAGCTACCAGTGTGCCGTTGTAGGTCAAGGTGCCGTCTTTGCCGCTGTAATAGCTCATTTGTCAAGTACGCCAATTAGCTTAATTGTAGCCGACATGAGGCCAGGCTTGACACTACTAAATTGCGGCGGTTCGGCATAACGATATTTCATGCCAAATGGAGTCGCAGAGAAGCGGTTCGTGGTGCCGCTTGCTGTGCCAGCATGGAATCCTGGGTTGCCGCTTTGCGTTAATGAATTAGCTGCTACATCAAATACGCCTAACGTGCCACGGCAACTGTGGTAATGGTCGTAAATTAAAGCGGCATTGGCATCAGTAATATTATCAAACGATAGTGACAGTTCCATATTGGCACGTTGGTTGCCATATTGAACCCTTACCTCAACACCATCTTGCGCCTTGAACGTAGTGCCTGGGAAATCACCAGCCGATAATGACCTGCTGGTAGGGGCAACGCTCGGAAAGCTAGGGCCTGAGAAACTCATTGCTCGTTTTCAACCACGAATTGGCTGTCCTCTAAGTTTAGATAGGTGATCCTGCCGGAGCTGTCGATTGGTACATTTGTGCCGGTGATTTCCACCATTCCTTCCTCATCATAACTAATTAGCTCGGCCTTGTAACAACAAGCGCTTTGAGAATTTGAGTAGACCGTAAACACCGCGCCAGCAAAAGCGGGTGAGGTGAAGCCATTAGCATCAACTGTCATTGTGCCAGTCTGAACCTCCGTCAGCCCCGACCGCCACCAATAAACTGAGTTGGAGCCAGATAATCCCGTGCTTGAAATCACCTTGCCATCATCCAAAACATAACCGTTTTCAAACTGGTCTACATGTCTGGCTTGGCTTGCAACCTTAAAATACGCGCCAGGTGCTAATGCTAAGCTTTCGGGGAATGTTTTGAATGTAATAGTATGCGTTACATAACGACGTGTTTGAATTAGTAATTTAGCAAAACTAATTGCATGTGTTTTATTAGTGCAGAAACCAGTGAAATCAACAGCTTCTACTTGTAGTGATCTGTGGTTTGGGTCGTTTGGCCTGACTAAAATGTTGCGTGTTTCGGCAAAACCATCTTCTACCTCATCGCGTACCGTAACTAATACTTGCGGTGCTATACGTTGCTCGGCTGGATACCAGCTTACTTGCAATGAATCCTCAATAATATTGCCATCGGTAAATAGCGCCGAGATTTTAGGTAGTCTTTCAAAAGCACCATAAATAGAATAACCAGTAAGTTGATCTGCTGCTACCGGGAACGTGGGTTGTAATGATATTTTGCCGCCTAAAATAAGGAAATCTAAAAAGAAATATGGCGCATGTTCATATGCCCAATCGCGGACATTAACAGGTGACCCTATCACACCATCATAAAACAAGTCATTCTGGATACATAGCTTACATGCTGCTTGGAAGCCAGGCCAATCAATCATATCTTCTGGTATTAAATTAGCAGCGCCTGCTGCTGGGGCACGCAACAAATGACGCAATATCTCAGGGAATAAATGCGTTGGCCCTGTTATGGAACTTGTCGGTGAATAACCGCTAGTATTGCCGCTGGTGGGGTCTACCATCCGGGTTACGTTAATGCCTTGCTTTGCGTAATAAGTGAAATTATTAAAGTCGTTCCATTCCTTGCCACTGCGTAGTTGTAATCCTATCAACGCCATATTATCGTAAATTGGGGTAGGGTCATTTTGCCGTTGCTCATTAACGTAAACAACTTGATGCTCTGGCCCATTCTGATGGCTGCCTTCTTGTTGGTCGTATAAATATACATCCGCTACAGCATCATAATTTTCAGCTACAGATTGACCACCTACAACTAATTCTTGAACTGTTAAGTCATCTAAGGTAATGCCAAGGCCTTGAACTCGTACTCTGCTGCTCCCTGCGCTATAACCAGAACCTCTATTTACTGGTATAACAGAAGCAATATAAATAACTTCCTCTGATGAAGTCAAGTCTAATAACGAATACTCAAAGTTACTAGGCGGCATTGCAGCACCAGCAGGCTTCTTAAACGCATACTGGCCTGATGTTCTAGTGCCGTTATTATTGCCTGTCACGGTAATAACCGCGCCAGGTACAGCAGAACAAGACCACATATAGCCGCCCAATGTGTAGCCTTGTTGTGCACCAAAATTTGTAGTTTCGGCTGATGTTAAATCCAGTTGCACCTGAATCTGCATCCCTGGGTCAAGGTCAACACCTGGTGGGGCATAAGAATAGAATGCGCGGCCTGTGAAGCTTTGCCCTAAACCAGTTGGTGATGGCGCTCCTAAAACATCAATATGTAACCATTTCATTGAAAAGCTATCAGAACCTGCTTTTGCAATAGCTTTAAATTGTTGTGTGCTGCTGATTTGTTCTGCTACTACGCTTACAGTTAAACCGCTGCCAGGGCCGCTAATGGTTGTAGTCGCAAATGTACCCAACCCCTGTTCGCCATTTGTTAAATATTCAACTGCGCCTAATGATTGAACAGCCCCAACTTCTGCTTTCCCGCCAAAAAACATTACGCTATTAGTGCCCATCGACTGAGTTATCACTTCTGTTGAACCTTTATAACTAATTTCAAATCCACCGTTATTCACGTAAACGCCATATTTTAGTGGCCCTCCTGATCTAGCATCTAAAACTCTTGTTTTTATGCCTGTTGTTGATACATCAAGAATTGACCCACCCGCTAATGGCCTTAATCCTATTTCATATTGCACATCATCTCTTGGAAATTTAATGCGTATAAAATTAAACTGGTCTACAGGTGTACGACCTCTTACACAGAACGGCCCAGCGCTATCTTCTAAAGTAATCCAAGCTTCAGTTCCTTTTTCTCTTATCTGCAACCTAAAGAAAGAATACCTTAAGCCGTATTCACTATACTGTCCAACAATATAATTATTACCGCCTGCTTCGATTGCAGCAAGTGTAGTCTCAGGCGGTTGGCTTGAGAAATTACTCATGCCATTGAACCGCTTCCAAACTTGCGACTTAATCCCAATTTCAACTTGGTTTAATTTACGTGTAGTGGTTATATTGGCAACAGCTAACTTAAGCAAAGTCGCGCCATTGCAGGGATTAACATATTGCGCTAAATTCCTAGAGTTAAAATCTGGTTCATGTACTAAAATTTGCTCTGATACTAGCCGTACTTTGCCTGCTGTTAAAGCTTTAAAGAAATAAGCTTTTGATACTTCGGGACTCCATATTTCTGTTGGCGGATTGGACCCAGTGCAGACAGCTTCCACCTCATGTATCAGATAAGTTTCACCGGGGATCAATACTTCATCGCATGATATGCGGTAATTATCATCTTTTGCTGCAATGTCTTGAACGCCAAATTCACCAAATTTATTCGATATATTGCCTCCATACATTGCAAATTCAATTATTGAACCAACTGATACATCTACATCTTTGAATCCAGTGCCGTGCGTATTACCATTTATTTTATTTATGCCCGTCCGACAAGCGTAATGAGATTCAATTTTATCGCGTTCGTTGTTTGCTTTACGTGCTGCTTCTGTTGCTTTTAGCCATTCCTGTAGAGCGCTTGCCACATCTCCTCCAGTGCCTGGTCTTACAAATGGCGGGAATGATACCCTTATTCTTTTATATGGCAGCCGCCAATCTTGCGCATTACGCAATGGCTCTGATATGCCAAATTGCGTCATTGTTGTAGGTATCCTTACACCGCTAAATAAAGGTTGGACACCAGCATTAGAATAATCAGCTAGGAATACATCTTCACCCCGCGCTGCTAATTGGCCTCCTACCAAATGGTTTGATTTTGTTAGTCTGCCCTCGCCTGCAACACCGCCTTTAAAATAAACAGCGAATTTGTTTTCTTGATAGCCACGTATTAAGCTATCGCCGATTGCAAAACCTTTAATGCTTGGGATAGCTGCTAATACACCAGCACCAGCCAGGAATATAGCTAGTAATTCCTGGCCATCGCCTTGGCTAAGTAATTGCGACCATAGCAGTTTAGTCTCAACCCTTACACCGCCATACGCGCCACGGTTAGCAAATACCAATGGCATGACTTCGCCAAGTCTTGCTAGCGGTTGTACTGAAGTAAAGCCGTCTACATTAGTAAACCTATTGTCAGCACTTACGCTTGCGCCTGTTACATCACTGCCGCCTTGTTGTTGCGCTGGGTCAGATCGTTTCGGTAGTTTAGGTTTTGGTGCTAATGCCTGTGCGGCAAAGCTAAGGCCAGCTCCAACTACTGTTGTAACAATACCAACTGTTATTGGGTCGCATACCACCTCCGGCACTATGTCATAAGCTGCATCGCGCTCTGGGCGGTAGTTTGCTACCTCATTTGCGTACCAGTTATATTCTTCAATTGTCAGCCCTAAAGTATCAATTAATTGCTTTTCCCATGGCAATATCGCGCCTCGTATTTGACGGACGGGGACCATACCACCTGATTGATTTGTGCGCTGCAATGGAGCCATCCCGTGTCGTAGAAAACGGCTAGCCCATAGCTATCAACAGCTCGGACTAACGCAATAATACCAGTTTCGGCTGGTGTTCCCCACAAGTCTAATTGCTCCTTAAAGATGCTGGTGTCACCTGCATGTAAACGCCGATACCAATTGCGGGCAGGG